CTCGTGATGGTTTTCCAGTCACGAGTGGTGCTAGTGCGACACCTAGTCCCCATTGTTTCGAGGACTAACTGTAATAGCTTTATATGGCTTTTCATGTCGCCCCTCCTTAAAAGGAAGGTAGGACAATCCATCGCCATAGATTTTAGGACCCTTTACCCAGCAGCCCTGAAGGGCTGCTAGGTAGGTCTGATCTACGCAAACTGCGTAGACGGGCATTACCTGGTTCGACCAAGGTTACCATTACGGTAATCTTCGACGAAACGTGCCACCTGAAATAACAGCGATAGGATAAATCCTATTGATAGCTGAGACTTCAGGCGATCACGAAGACCAGGCTCAGTCAGCTTTGGCCACCCAAAAGTTGGGTAAGCTTAGCACCAGAAGACGCGGCGAGGTAGCCCGTGAGGGCGTCCCCGTACGCTTGCTGCTCGGCAACGCTGTACCCGAACAACGGAACATCCATCACCAAGTAGCAACTCATGGTGTATGGACGGTTCGTTGCAGGCTGCAGCACGTCGGCAGCAACCTTCTGGAGATCGAGGCGCACACTCCTGCGAATTCGCTTGCCAGTGGCATGCGAAATCACAAGACGGACGTTACCATCGGCGCTAGAAAACGCACCGCTGGTAGGTCCACTGCTAATTCTCGGAAGAGAGTTAGCTGCGCCACTGATCGTGACTGATTGAGGGTCAGAAAATGCCATGGCAAAAGCTCCTACAGTTGGACGGCCATAATCATCTGATTATAGCCGTGGGAACCATAAGACAGACGTCCTATGGGTTATTACCGCTAATGCGCACGACGTCGGCTTAAGCCGAGTGCCGCGATAATAGCCAGTTGCCTATTGCTAAAATCTAGCAATGGCGACAAGCCGAATCCGAAGGGAGTTGCCGCGAGCCGCTTCTTCACCGTTGTGGTGAAGACTTGCTCAAAGTTGTAGGGACCAATTCCAACAGGGCTATCCGCCCTGAAGAAAGTGACCCCTTTCAACTCATACTTACAACTAATGGATTTTTCTTCCATAATGTAAGCATACGGCATAACTAGG